TTCAAATAGTAGCTTACGATAGATGGAACGCTAGTCAAATTGTAATTGACTTGACTGAAGAAGGTTGTCCTATGATACCTGTAGGTCAAGGTTATAAAACAATGTCACCTGCAACAAAAGAATTTGAAACATTAATACTTAGTGGTAAGGTTAGACACGGAGGTAATCCAGTTTTAAGATGGATGATGAGTAACGTGGTACTTACATTTGATCCTGCTGCTAACGTAAAGGTAGATAAAAGTAAATCAAACGAAAAAGTAGATGGTGTAATAGCTTGTCTTATGGCACTATCTGAAGCTATGGAAAACAAGAATAAAGGTGGTTCAGCTTACGATGACAAAGAAATATTTTTTATCTAAGAACGAGATAGTAGAAAAAGAGTACAACTCAATTAGAGAGATTTGTACCAATGTTCTTAGAAGTAACAAAGACCTAAATCTTCTTGATGACTTAGTGCAAGAGGTTTGTTTAATAATATTAACTCAAAGTGATGAGTCTGTTCAAACTATTCACGAAAGAGGTTACTTTAAATTTTACATAGCTAGAGTAATTACTAATCAAGTATTCTCTAGTACTTCACCATTCCACAAAAAGTACAGACAACAAATACCATTTATAGATATAGACGATACTGAAGAATACAATCCTTTGGCTGATAAAGTTTGGATTGATATACATCACTTGCTTACGAAAAAGGAAAGAGAAATAATTGAGTTAAGGTACGTTTATAATCTAAAAGTAACTGAAATAGCTAAGATAAAGAAAGTATCTACTAGGCAAGTTTATAAGTATCTACAAAGGATCACAGGGTATTTGAAAAAAAAGTATAAATAAAAGGTTCACAAAAAGATGTTTTCTATATATCTATATGGATAAGGTACATTAAAACCACTAGGGATTTGGCAACAATATTAGATTTTTTCAGAAGAAAACCACAAGTAGAACCTAAACAAGAGGAAAGGTTTTACAACACAAGTTTATATGGGAACGCTTCAATAATGGGCAACTCATCTAATCAACCAATTTCAAAAGAACGAGCTTTACAACTATCAACAGTTTGGAGCTGCGTAAAAGTAATCTCTGAAACAATAGCTTCTCTACCTATCTCGTTATACGAAAAAGATGCAGATAATAAAAGATATATACTATCTGATAATCCACTTCACCATTTAGTAGGAGAGCAACCTTCAACTCTCTACAACTCTTTTAGTTTTTTTGAAAGAGCCTTAGTAGACCTTTGTTTAGATTATGCCTATATAGAAAGAAACAATGGTGGTCTACCTACTCAAATAATCCCTATCCAATGTGATGATGTAAGTGTCTATGTATCACCTGATGGTAGAGAAGTTTATTATGAAATAGACCAAAACGAACAAATACCTTATCCTATTACTGGTAAAGTGACTTCTGAGAATATGATCCATATAAAAGGATTATCTTGTGATGGTATTATGGGTAAGTCACCAATACAAAGTGCCGCAGAATCTTTAGGTATATCTTTATCTATAGAACAATTTGCAGGTTCGTTTTTTAAGAACGGAGCATCTGTAGGTGGTATTCTTAAACACCCAGGAACGCTTAAACCTGAGACAGCTAAACGATTACGAGCTAGTTGGAATCAAACTTATAGTGGTTCTATCAACGCAGGTAAAACTGCAATTTTAGAAGAGGGAATGGATTTCTCTCCACGACAGATTCCGAACAATCAAGCTCAATTCTTAGAGACTAGACAATATCAAATTAGTGATATTTGTCGTTTATTTAGAGTACCTAACCATCTAGTGAATGAATTAAGTAACGCTACTTACTCTAATATCGAGGCACAGCAAATCGATTTTGTGGTACACACTATCACACCTTGGATTAAGCGTATTGAGATGGCTTTAAATCAAAAGTTAATACCTGTAAAACAAAAAGGTAAACAATACTTTAAATTTAATTTAACTGCCCTTCTAAGAGGTGACTCTAAGTCGAGAGCAGACTACTATAGAACACTTGTAAACATTGGTGTTATATCACCTGATGAGGTTAGAGCTTTTGAAGATATGAACTCAATGGGTGGACCAAGTGAAAGTGTTTATATGCAAAGTAATATGATGCCTTTAGATAGTTTAGGCGAAGCAACAACAAGAAAAGATATACAATAAAATGGCACTAAGTTCAGACGAAAAAAAACAAAGAAGAGCAAAAGATAGAGGTAGAGCAGGTAATGAGTTAGGTTATTTTGCTAACTCAGTAACAAAAAGCGATTCTAGTAATTTAGATTCTAAAAGAGCCCAATTATTTATAGGTACTGGTGGTAATATAAAAGTAGATTTAGCAGGAGGTTCTACTGTTATATTAAAAAATATACCTTCAGGAACATATCTAAGAGGTATATATATAAATAAAGTTTACGGAAAAGGAACAACTGCAAGTGATATAGTAGCAATATACTAAGTGGCACTAAAAGATATAAATACTACCCCTACTGAGGGAATGAAAGAAGAAGCTCGTAAAGGTTTAGAGTGGAGAAAAGAGTATGGTAGAGGTGGAACTCAAACAGGTGTTTCTCGTGCAAGAGATATAATCAATGGTGATTTAAGTATCTCAAGCATTAAAAGAATGTTTAGTTTTTTTAGCCGACACGAAAATAATAAGGCTAAACATTATTCTGCTAAAGAAAATGATGGTGGTCCAACAGCTTGGAGAATAGCTTGGGCATTATGGGGAGGAAACGCAGGATTTAGTTGGTCAAAGAAAAAGGTTAAAGAGATAGCTAGAGAAGAAGAAAACAGAATGAAAGTAGGCACAATGATAACTGATGGTATAGAATTACCATTATATGATTCTATAAAAGAAGCTGAACTAGAAGCTCAAGAACTTGGTGGAAGTGGTTATCACGAACACACACTAGATGGAGAAACATATTATATGCCTTTTGAAAATCACGAACAAGCAAAAGAAGTGATGAGTAAGGTAAATGATAATATGTATAAAAAAGATGATGAAGATGAAGATGATGAAGATAGAGCTTTAACAGGTGCAGTTAAAAAAGGTTTACAGAAAAAAGCAGAGGACCACAATGAAAAAGTTGGTAAGAAAAATCTTTCTTGGAACGCTAAAGTAACACCTGCTAAGTTAGGTAAAGTATTTAATAGAGGAATAGGTGCTTACAAAACAAATCCAGGTTCTGTAAGACCTAGTGTTAAATCTCCTGAACAATGGGCTTATGCAAGAGTAAACTCTTTCTTATATGCTATGGAAAAAGGAAAGTTTCGTTCAGGTAAACACGATACTGATTTGCTACCAAGCAATCATCCTGTAAAGAAAAGTATGAAAGAGGAAAAAAGCTATATTATGGAAAACAAGGAAATTAGATTATATAGAGCAGAATATCAAGTCACAAAAGACGAAGATAAAGATGAGAAAAGAGTTAGTGGGTATGCTGCTTTATTCGACACAGATAGTAGAGATTTAGGTTTTAGAGAAACTATATCTCCTGATGCTTTTGAAGGTCGTTTAGACGATAATGTAATCTTAACTTTCAATCACGATCCAAACTTAATATTGGATAGAAATATGGGTGGAACTTTAAAACTATCTGTAGATGAAAGAGGATTACGATACGATGCTACTTTACCTAACACAACAACTGGTAATGATGTAGCAGAATTAATGAAACGAGGTTTACTTTATGAATCTTCATTTGCTTTTACAGTAGAAGAAGATGATTGGAGTAAAGACGGAGATGTAACAAGAAGAGAAATTAAAAAAATTGGTCGTCTTGTTGATGTTTCTATAGTTGGTGTTGGTGCTTACGCTAATACTGACGTTGCACTTCGTTCTAAAGAAGCTTTTGAAACGGAAGCTACTATAGAAGAAACCCCTCAAGTTGAAGAAGTGGAGCAAAAGGTTGAGGAATCATTTGATGATTCAAAGTTAAATTTATTAAGTAACGAATTAAAATTAAAAAAACGAATATGAAAAATTCGATTGAAATTCGTCAAGAGAGAGCAGAGATTATCGGAAAAGCTGATGCTTTGTTAAACTTGGCTAAAGGTGAGTCTCGTGATTTTACTAATGACGAGCAAGTATCATACGATGGTATGATGACTAACATTGACAAACTAGCTAAAGACATTGAGGTAGTTGAACGTCAAGAAAAATTGAACGCTGAGATAGCTGCAAACGTAGGTTCAGCTCCAGTACAAAAAACTTCTGAGACTAAAGAAGCAAGAAGTTACTCAATGTTCAAAGCTATCAAAGGTATGATTAACAATAACCTTGATGGTGTCGAAAAAGAGATGCACGAAGAAGCTGTTAATGAAGCTCGTTCACAAGGTATCGCAATCAATGGTTTAGGTATTCCTGCTTCTATGTTAGAGCAAAGAGCTATCGTAGACCAAACAAATTCAGCTATTGCTCCTACTAATATTTTATCTTACGCTGATGCTCTTCGTGAAGCTTCTGTATTTGATAAAGTTGGTGCTACAATGTTGACAGGTCTTTCTGCTAACACTACTATTCCAGTTGCTGCTAAAACTTCAGTTGCTTGGGAAGGTGAAAATGATGCTACAGCAGATGGTGGTGCAAACTTCTCTAAAGTTGAGTTATCTCCAGTTAGATGTGCTGCTTATGTAGATATTTCTAAGCAATTATTGTTACAAAACGATGGTGTTGAGCAAGTAATTATGCGTGATTTAGGTCGTGCAGTTGCTAACAAATTAGATGCAGCTATATTTGGTTCTTCTAATGTAGCAGGTGCACCAACAGCTATCGCAACTTCAGGTAGTATAGGTACATTTACTGAAGCAGCTTTCGCAGCAGGTAGTTCTGTTGCAAGTGATATGGCTGAAGCACAAGGTGTATTAGCAGCAGCAGGTGGTCTTAACGGAAACCTTGCTTATGTTTGTTCTCCTGAGTTAATGGGTCAAATCAAGACAGGTGCACAAGTAGATAGTATATTAGCTGCTATGCAAGGTAATTTAGCTTTAGGTTACCCAGTTTACTTTACTGATGGTGTTGGTAAATCAGCAGGTGTATCAGGTGACTTCTTATTCGGTGACTTCTCTCGATTATTTATCGGAATGTTCGGTGGATTAGATATTACTGTAGACCCTTATACTCAAGCTGCAAGTGGAATTAACAGATTGGTTCTTAACAACTACGTTGATTTCGGTGTTGCTGATGCAGGTGCAGGATTTGTTAAAGCTACTTCTTTAGTTGCATAATTAGATTCTAATTAATTGAAAGGTGAAAGGGGTAACTCCCTTTCCCTTTTATAATATTTATACAATAAGATGCCACAAGATTACTTGCACAATATATATAACTTTGAGAACTACGAGTATCTAAACCCAAGTCAAAACAGATATGGGAATTTAGAACTTCAAGACTTTGATTCTTATAACACTCAAGTTGTTACAACTGCTGAGTTAAAGTCTCAACTTAGAATTGACACTTCTGATGAGGACACTTTGTTGGCTACATATATAAGTGCTGCGACTCAAATGGCTGAACACTATTGTAACAGACATTTTATTACAGCTAAGTACAAACTTTGGTTTAATGATTTACCATCTAATTTTAGTTTATATTATCCTGATTGTAAGTTTAATTTT